GCCCCTTGCCGTTCGGCCAGGACGCGCCCGTGACACTCGCCGAGTTCGACCCGCTGGGCTTCCCCTTGGCCTTCGGCGTCGGGGCGGGCTTCACTTCCTCGACAAAGCCATTCTTGATCAGCGCCGCGCCTTCGTCGGCAGAAACGTCAGCCTCGAAATCAACATCGCGGGGTGCGCCGTCAATCCACGGGCGGCGGGCTGTAATCACTCGGACTTTCATTGGTGTAATCTCCTGTGGGGGAAAGCGGGCGACCGAAGCCGCCCGCCTTTGGTTTACAGTGCCGGGTCAATATCAGCGATGACGCCATGCGCCTTTTCGCTGTCAACCTGCAAGCCGTATTCCGCCCAGATCATCTTGCGGCGGCTGTGGCCGGTTTCCGCAAGGTCTTTCTGCTTGGTCTTTTGCAGGTAGGCAATCGACACCATCGACGGATCAAGGATGAAAATGTCCCGCGACCGAACGAACCGCGACGGAACCACCGTCAGTTCACCGAAGTCCGAGACGTAAACGTCGATGGCCCGCGACAAGGTTTTGTCGGACGTGTCCTTGTAGCGGGTTGCAGCGCCGGTGAACGTGCCGGAAATCTTCTGCTTAACGCCAGAGCCACACAGAACCAGCGACGGTTCAGCGCCAGCATCCCAACAGTCCGCGATGACGGTGTTGAAGATGGTTTCGGTCAGCGCCCGGTCGGTCCCGTCAGTCGCAGCCGCGTCCGGGTAGCCCTCGGTGGTTCCCGACAGGGTGCCGTTTGCGCCGGTTGCGCCACGGTCAACGTTGGTCCGCAGGAAGGCGGACAGCGATGCCGACTGACGCGCAACACCGGACGAACCGGTTGCCGCAGCGACGTTCACACCGACAAGCATCTGTTCCATGTCGCGCTTGAGTTCGCGCAACTTGTAATAGACCTGCTTGGCGGTCTTTTGCGCGTCACCCACGCCCGAAACAACGTCAGCGGTGTGCGAGACTTCCACGATCTTGTCGGAAATCTGCGTGAAGTTCGCCAGTCGCTTCGGGTTGGTCGGCGCGTCGTTTGCCGGTGCGCTTTCGCCTTCAATCACGCGGTTCGCGGTATCGACAGCGGCAAGGTCAACCTCCGCCCACTCGAATTTGACATTCGATGCGGACTTGGTGCCAGCGGCAGCCATGAACGGCGTTTCGGTCGGGCTGATCGAAATCAGCGCCTCTTGCAAGTCCTCGCGAAGCGTAGGGCTTTCGTAAGTCTCGTTGGTATTTGATGCGATACCCATGGTTTACTCCTTTAGGGCTAGGTCATCAGGAAGTTGACGACACTTTCCATGTCGCCCGCTTTACGCATACGATCACGCGCCTGCTGCCGCTTTTTCGCTTCCGATGAAACTTCGGTCTTGGCCGTCCCCGGTTTGATGACCGGCTTGGGCTTTGCGACCTGTTCACGCCCCTGCGCCCGCGCATCCTGCATAGCTCGGTATTTCATTGCGTCATTCAGGGCCAAGATAAGGCGACCGTCATCAATCGCCCGCGCCTCCTGATCCGAAAATCCGTAGAAATTCCGCGCTGCCGCCACCAAACGCTGCTGATATGCGGGTGCCTTTTCGGGGTCCGCAAGTTCAGGGATGCGATTGACGACGATTTGCATCTGCTGCTGCAAGTGGGCCTGTTGGGCCTTCTGGCTGCGCAGATTGTCGGCACGTCCAAGTTCGTTTAGGCGCGACTGATCCGCGTCATACCGCTCCATCGCCTCGTCATACGCCAGCTTTTCTTCCATGTAGCCAATGGGGTCAGACTGGAATTTGTCGCGGCTTGGCGGCGTCGGCTTCACAGTGGCATCGCCACGTTCCATTCGAGAACGAAGATCGCGGATAGCCGCGAGTTCGTCTTGGAGGGTGTTATATGCCGATTGCGCCTCTTTCTTGAGGCGTGCGGCAGTTTCCATACCCTCCTGCACATATTCCTGACCAGAAAAGCCACGGAGCAACTCGTCAAGGGTCACGTCACGGCTCTTGCCGTCCACCTTCACGGTGTAGAAACGCTCCTCTTGAGCCTCGTCTGCAATCTCGTCGTTTTGTGCGGGTTTCGGTGCCTTCGGCTTTTCGGCCTTCGGCTCCGGTGCCGCGTCAACGTCCTCGGCCTCGTCGGCCTCGTCGGTCTCTGCAACAATTTCCGCGTCGTCCTCGGCAATGTCGTCTGCGGGCTGCTCTTGGGCAGGTGCCGCTTTTGCCTTCGGTTCGTCGGCGGGTTCTTCTGTGGTGGTGGTCATCAATTCGAGAACGCTCTCGAAAGTGCCGGGATCAGTCGCGTTAGCCACGGTGCCGTTCCTTTTCTTCGGCGGTCTTGGCGATCTTCCCGTCCTCGATAAAGGATACGATCTGCGTCACCAATTCCGTCAGCGCGAGGACCATCCGCCGCGCTTCCAGCACCTCCGCGTCCGTCGCATCTGGGCGAGAGAACTTGGAGGTGTGGTATTCTTTTACCACACGAATAGCATCCTTGAAAACCTCATCTTGCAAAAGGCCCGTCGCGTTGACGCCTCTGCGGATGCGTTCTTCCTTGGTCATGCCCATCAGTAGCGGTCCCTATTCTGTTCGGCCTTGAGGGCCATTTCATTGACCTTGCGGCCATGCTCCGCTTGCAGCTTGGTGTTTTGCAATGCGAAGTCCTGCGCCATTTTGTCCCGCTGGCGGTCGTCGTCCATGCGGGCTTTTTGCGCGTCCAGTTGTAGGCGCATCATGTCGCCTTGTGACTTGGCCTGCGCCTTCATCTGCTCGACCTGCATAAACGCGGCGTTGGGGTCGCTTGACTGCTGGCCTTGCGCGGCCTGCGCCCGCTGCGCCATCATCTGCTGCTCTTGCTCCGGCGACATTTGGGTAAAATACCGCTCCGCGTTGCGGACGCCAGCGCCCGCCAGCATATCCGTCACGGTGTTGGTGATGTTCGACAGCGACACGATTCCGTTGCCGGGGCCATAGCCCTGCATCACCTGCATTTGCAGCGCCAGCAATTCGCGGAAGGCCGCTTGCCGCTCATCCTCGCGCCCCGTGCCAAGACCGACATTTACGGAAACGTCCATGTTTGCGTCCCATGAGCGGGGGTCGATCTGGACAAACTCGCCGTTGATGCGGGCGAACCGCGCCGCGTCTGGGTGCTTGATCATCAGCTTGAGCAGTTGCTTGAAAAGCCGCTTCACGCCGCCCTCGGCCAGATTGCGGGCCATGACCTCGGATTGCCCCGCTGCGGCCTGTATGGTGGCGTTTACGCCAGCACGCGTGGTCGATTGCAGCGCGTCAGGGTCCAAACCCATAGATGCCCGCGTAACGCCCGTCTTGCCCTCGATTTGTGCGTCGTAATACTGCATCGCCGGGAGCGTCTGGCCCGCCACGAATGGTGTCACGTTGGTCGTAATCATCCCCGGCTGCTTGACGCGACGAACCGCGCCGATCTCGTTGTTCAGCACGTCATCGATGTTCACCATGCCCTCAACCACTTCGATCGCCGGGTTGTTGACCATTGCCACGTTGTCCAAGATGCCGCGCAGGATGGACGTGCTGGCGTCTTGGTCATCCATGATAAGATCGGCCACGGAATGCCCGAAAAATGCGTGCGCCTCTGGGTCAACTTCGAATGTCGCAAACGGCACGTCATCGATGGCTTCATAGTCAATCAAGACATAGCCGGTCCCGCCCATCAGGATTTTATGCAGCACGGGAACGCCGGTGCCGTCAACGTCGATCCGCATATAGGCTTCCGTCACCATGACCTTGCGCATAGCCTCGTCGCCGCCGTCCTCGTCGTCATCGCCGGAATAGCCGCGCCGCTCGTCGTCCTCGCTGCCACCCACGTCGCCGCTTTCGGTAGTGCCTGAGATTTCCGGCAGGCTGTCTATGTCGTAGCCCATGCCGATCAGGTCGCCCAGCCGCATATCGGTGCGGTGTCCGCAAACATAGAAGTCCTCGATGGACCGCGCCGCGCGGTCAATGAAAAATTCCTCCGGCGGGACCGTCACGATGCAGATGTCGCCGCGGTCGCGCTGGACCTGCAACTTCATTTCGTAGCCCATGCCGTCCATTTCCTCGGACACGACAATGACTTCCGGGTCGGTGTGGATAGCCGTCCGCTGTTCTTCCGAAAGGCCGGTTAGCGTGTGCGT